GCCGCATCTATTCCACCACCACCTCCGCCAGTGTTTGTTGCACCACCTGTTGAACTGTTTGGCACAGGAGCACAACCAGTTCCACTTTGACCTAAACCTCCACCAAAACCTGGTGTTCTTGGAGAACTAGGTCCTGCACTTGGACTAGGTGTTCCTCCAGTATTATGAACTCCACCTGTCCCACCGACACCACCAACTTCACTATTTGCTCCACCACCGCCAGCATATCCAGTAGGTGTATTTGATATAGTAGAAGTAACTCCAACTCCACCATTTCCACCTCTATTATTACTCCACGTTATAGTTTCTCCTTGATCTCCAGCTCCACCACCGCCACTTCCATCGTTTGTAGGAGGACTTGCTGTTGAATTACCGCCAGGATTACCTTGAGAAGGACTTACAGAAGGTGTGTTACCTGATCCTCCTGTAGAGGGTCCTTTTGAAGAACCTCCACCAGAACCACCACTTGCACCATTTCTAGAAGAATTACTACCACCACCACCACCGCCACCAGCAGACGAAATTCCTAAAGCACTTGAAGCAACTCCTGGTGTACCAGTATTTCCATCACCAGAACCAGGGCCACCGGCACCACCACCACCTACTACAATTGAATAAGCTTGTGGTGTAACAGGCACTGCTGAAACACCCGATGTTAAAGGTCCTGGACCTGCAGAATAAGAACCTGAAGAAGTTCCCGCAGATGCTCTCCATCCTCCACCTCCACCACCAGCTCCACCACCATTTCCAGAGCCACCACCTCCACCACCAGCTACTATCATATAATCTACTACTGCAAGTGGACCACCTCCTGAATTAACTGTGAAATTTCCTGGACCTACAAATTTTGCAATTTTAAAATCTCCTACTGTTGTTAAAGTATTACAAGACCCACTAACTGAAGCACATATAAAGGCAGAAGGTTCTTCAGTGTCTTCGGCGTTTTGAACATTAATCCATCCTTCAGTGCCATCTACATAAACTAGTGTTAAAGCTTGACCATTAACACTTAAAACTAAATTAGATGCTATACCACCAATTTTTTCAGAACCATTTGGACTAATTGTTAAATTATTTGTTGAAAAAGTTCTTGTGTAATCTGAAAATGCAACTATTGCTCCAGCAGAACCTGCTGGTAAATTTGCTGTTGATACTCCACCACTTGTATTTACAAAATAACCTTCTCCGTTAGCTGCCGTGAATGTTCCTGTTTTAATACTACCTGTCTGCCAATCTACTGTCCCCGTTCTACCAAAACCTGATTGAGTAGCGCCACTAGCTAATGCTACGGTTCCACCACATCTGCCTAAAGTTACAGTAGTTGCATCAGCAACAACAGTTTTACTAGCTCCACCACCAACTGTTAAAGTTGTGCCGGATTGTTGTGTTATTGCATCTACTTCTATTTTTGACATTATACTATTACCAAGGTCCCTGTTACTGTTATTGTATTAGTAAAAGTTACTGGTCCAGCAAGAACCGCTGACTCAATAACCATATCTTTGTTATCAAGCGTTTCCGCGTGTGTATAAATTTGTTCTGCGCCCGGTTTGTTACCGATATATATTGTATTGTATAAACTATCCATTTATCCTCCTATGCACTTATTGAATCAACGACGCTAACATAAACATCAGCACTTGTAGCAGTATCTGATTCTACTTTTAGTATATCAGTATTTTGCATTACAAATTTAGCTCCACCTGAAACAAGCTCTACGGCACTGTTTGGTGGAATGCTTAAATCTTTACAAATGTATCTGTTAGTTGAACCTCCAACTGCTACAAATACATCTATTGTGATTGCTGAAGTTACTATGTTTGCGATTCTGATTCCAATGACTGCATCATTTGAATTTGCTGTAAATACCGTACCTGCACTGTTTGTTGCTTGTACCGCATATCTAGTAAAATCTTGTGCCATATTCCTCCTTATAAAGCTATGGCCATTGCCACGCTAAATCCGTTACTTGCGGCACCCACAGGGGTACCTGTTGAATCTAAATAAACTGCTTTGCTTGCTGGTAAAGTACAGAATACATCTTTTGTACCTGCATTAAAATCAACTACACTGTCTGAGTTAGAACTAGAAAGAATTGTAGTTCTTTGTAAATTAGTCGTAGAACTTAATGTTCCTAAACCAACTTCAAACTCATTTGTACCTTGATTAAAAATACAATAATAAGTTGTGTTACCTACACCAATGCCAGTTGCAAAAGTTTCAAAACCTGTAAGTACAGTATTATTAATTGCAAAAGTAGTTTGACTGTTTCCAGTCGCTGTACTGTTTACTTTTACTCTGTCGTTTATTACCAACGCCATATTTTTTTCCTATTTTTAATTAGCGTTTAAACTTATGATAGCTGCTACACCAGCAGGGCTTCCAGTTGTTGGATCTGGATAAGCGACAGTAAAGTCGCCAGCTGTTGCTGTTTTAGTTCCACTAAAGTCTAACACTACTACTAATCTATTTGCTACACCATCTACAGTATTTGTATTATAAATTGCACCAAACGCAGCGCCAAAAGTTGCAGCTCCAGTTGTTGCTGCTCCCCACACTGTGTTTGCAAAATCTACAGTAGATACTAATGCACCTGTTCCACTACCTGCTCCTGTTGCAACAGCTTGACTTGTAAGTGCGTTGCCCCCTGCAACATAATTTGTGCCAACAGTACTTACTTCACCGTTACCTGTACCACCAGCAAATACAGTGCTTGCAGCATCGTATGGGTTAGTTGTGTACAGAGCTAACTTAAAGGTATGACCTGAAGTTGCAAAATCATGTTGTGCAGACAGTAAAGATACTCCAAATGATCTTGGTACTATGTTTGCCATGTTTTTATCTCCTTATTAATATGTTGATGGTGAGTCTGATTTAATAGGAGTACGAATGACACCATCATCATATTCGCCTCTTTTTCTTCGTCCTTGTTGTTCGACTCCATAAGAAGCCATAGCAGTTCTAAAAGCTGTAGAATAGTATTGTAACAGATCTGCCGGTCCTTTCAAGTACCCATATGCATTTTTTAAACAACCATACAAAAGCATGTCTTGGTATTTATTACTGACATATGTTCCGTTTAAAGAAGCAGGAGCTCCTGTAGGTTGAGTAGTATTTGTGATACTTTCTGGTTGTTTAGTATAAGCTAATGTTATTTTATAAGCTGCGTCTGGTGTGGGTGAAACTACCCAAAAATTCTCATCCCAACTAGCATAGTATTGAGGAAGTCCATTAGCTGTATCAGGAGTCTCATAAAATTCAGCCATGAAACTTGGATCTCTTTGATCTAAATAAACTTGTTTGCCGTCAGAGTCAGTAAATTGAACATATCTAATTGTTCTTAAATCAGAAGGAATAGTAACATATCTGTTTCCGATAACTGCGTTTGATGTAGCATAAAAATTTGAAACATCAGAAGCTACCTCTCTATAAATTTCATTCTCAGCATTTTTAATAACTGTATTTAAAATAGCGTCTGTTAAAACACTATCATCTACTTCTGTATAAGATCTAATGTCAGATTGTAAGTTTGCTAAAGTGTATGCCATATTATACCGCCTGTAAAGTTACTGGTCCCGCTGAACAACCATTTCCTCCACCAGCAACTCCTCCTGTTGTAGCATTACTTGTGCTTGTAATAAAGAAATAATTTTCTGGTGTAGTCAAAATATCTGTTGGTGTGGCACTAGGTGAAGTAGTTACGGAGCCATCTGAATTTTTTTTACCTATTGTAATAATAAAACCATTTGCATTATTTAAATCACTTACATTATCAAATGTAGGTATAGTATTAAAAGATTGTAAATTTCTTAGATCATCAGGATTAGATCCTCCAGGTCCTGCAGTAGTTACATCTGGAAAACCTCTTAATCTAACAACGTCTCCTGTTTTTCTTTGATGAGCAACTGAATACACATTTACATAAGTAACCCCGCTATGAATTACAGTTGTAAAAGGATTATCATCTAACATAATTAAAACAGCAGTTGTAGGTACAGGTGGTCTTGGGTTTTGTAATGCTTGAGGATCTGATCCTACTGGTTTAGGTTGAAGTTGAGGTTGTTTAGGTTCAAACTCTGAAGTATGTACTCTTGCACCGTTCCATTCTCTAACCATTTCAGTATATGGAAACTGCATTCCACTTCTGTCTGAAATAAATATTGCATTTTTTCCTTTTGATAAATCTGCCATTACGTTCCTGGATAATAAGTTTTAGGGCTAATAAAAGTACTAGATGGTGAACCGTCTTCTTGTAAAGCTCTAGCTAATTCATCTTCGTATAATAATTTTAAATTTTGAACTGCTGCTGGTTGAAATTTTTGTGATAAATAATAAGCAAGACCTGCAACCATACAAGGTACAAATCTATAAGGTACATCTGCATCATTACTATAGGAACCTGCATCTTGGATTCTTCTTTCATAATAGTAATTAAGAAAATTGCCAACTTGTACAGATCCAGGTGTTAAGTAAACTGTAATAGTTGTTCTATCAATAAATCTTTCTACGAAATATTGAGAAGGTTGTCCTGTTGCTGTTTTATTTGAAAAAGCTTGATAAGTAGATCTATCAACTTTAGTAAAGGGAGAATCAATTATAGAAGAACTTCTATAAGAAGCTTCTAAAATATCGGTAACTCCATAAGTAAAAGAATTGTTATCATAACACTTGTCATCAATTGAATGAGTTGCTGCTGTGGTTCCATTTGCTCCTCTTGTACACCCTGTAAATGTTTTAGTTTCAGTTGTTATACCTGTATAAGTTATTTGTTCTGTTCCAATTAACAAAGTCCCCGTTGTTGGAAAGTTTGCAATAGAGTCTACAACAACTGTAGTTTGTCCAATAGTCATTGCTGCTGATAGGGGACTAAACATAGCATCAGAAGTTCCATCAGTCGAAGAACGATATAATGTGTAAACATTTTTACCACTTTCCCAACTAATAGAATTGTGAGCTACTTCCCAATAATGTAGTCCTCTATTTCCCCATTCTTGAAAAAGAATATTTAAAGATCTTCTAGCGCTTCGAAGTTCATAACCTGAAACTCCACGCATTCCAACTCTTTCAAAAGCTTCTTCAACAATATCGGCTATAGTAAAACCTTTTTCAAAAACATAAGTTCCTGAAGTAGTATTTGCCATTTAAACTCCTAAGCACCGGTAATAGTTAATGTAACGCTTCCGTCAGTTCCTGTTGTTTGTGATAATGTTGCACAAACTCCATCTTTAAACAAAATTCCAGAACCTGGAACGTACACTGCTAATCCTTCAGTATCATATTTAAAAGTTGCTTTTAAATTACTACCTGCTGCTGCACCTGTTGTAGCTGCATCATGTAAAAGTAAAACAGAACCTGCTTCTCCTCTACCTTGAATAGAAGTAATTCTAGCTCTACCTGCTCTTAATAATGATATTGCACCTGTATCTTTTTGTAAGGTTGTTTGGTCGCTTGAAAATGATCCGCCGCCTGACATAAGTTTTCTCCTTTAAATTTTAGTGTGGGCCGAAGCCCACACTTAATTAATTATTATACTAATTCAGGTTGTGATTCACCTGGTCTAGCATTGTCTACACAAGTATAAGTAAAAACACCTGTAACAGTTCCTGTTCCAGCTGAAGCACCTACTGAAGCTGCTACTGTAGCATTAGCTGGTGTACCACCTGCTACTACTAAGGCTCCGCCTGCTCCAGAAACACTTCCTTTTGTAACTGATGTTACTTCATTAAAGAAACCGTCAACGTCTGCTGTAGTTCCAATATCTACAGTTGAACCACCGCCTGTTGATGGTGCTACTACTGTAAATGTAACTGGTATAGAGCCTTTAGGTAATACAAATTCTTTACCTGCTGTTGCACTTGTACCAATTCTAACTGGTGTTAAAGAACCTGATGTTGCAGCTGCATTAAAAGAAATTACTTCTGATAAAAGTACTACACCTGGAGTTGTGCTAGTTGATCTGTCTTGTCCGCCGTATGATCTTATGATCCCTTGAAACGATGTTGTTGCCATGATTATATTCTCCTAGTTATTTGCATAGAGTCTCTAGGCCGTAACGCGCTATACTTCACGTCGCCATGCAAAGTTAATTATGTATAGTGTGATATTTATATATTATTTTTTAGTAGAGTGCAAGAGAGCCCTAGGTATTTATGCATTTCAGCGATGTAGCTTTTGATTAAGTAGCTACAGAAACTTGTGGAGCAG